ACCAGTAAAACTTTTAAATGGTATGTGTATTGGTAATCAAAAAAATCTCAAATAAATCATTGACATCTTTATAGAAGGAAAGTAAACTATGAATATGTTAAAAATAAAATCCCCTTACGATTATAAAGAATTTAAAAGAACTAGTGTAGATGGTAAACGTCTATATGAAAACCCTTGGGGTGATCCAGTACCTAGTGTAACTACTATTTTAAGTGCAACACAGTCAGCTGAAAAGAAAGCAGGATTGGCTAGGTGGAAAAAACGTGTGGGAGATTCAGAAGCACAACGTATTGTAACTGAAGCATCTAATGTTGGATCAGTGATGCATAATATTTTAGAAAAATGGTTTAAGAATGAAGAATACAATCCAGGAAATAATATGGTGCATAAACAAGCAAAAGTTATGGCACAGGTTGTAATTGACAATGTAGAGCCAGACATAAATGAAGTATGGGGTTCTGAGGTTAATTTAGTAGCAAAAGATTTATATGCAGGTACAACAGATTTAGTAGGAATGTACAAAGGCAAACCTACTATTATGGACTTTAAACAAACCAATAAACCTAAAAAAAGAGAATGGATTGACGATTACTTTTTACAAGGTGCGGCTTATGCAAATGCCCACAATGAAATGTATGGAACAGACATAGCAAATATAGCAGTTTTTATGTGTAGCAGAGCAGGTGAATTTCAGTTGTTTGAAGTAGATGCTACAGAATTTCCCCAATGGGAACTAAAATGGGCAGAACGTTTAGAACAATTTTATAAACTATAAAGATAAATACATTATATTTAAGGAATAAACAATGACAACAACGACAGCTAGAATGACAGTTAGAAAAGGTAACTTGGCAGATATGCCAAAGCTACTACCTGGTGAATTTGGACTTGCAACAGATATTCAAAGATTATTCATTGGACAAGCTACAGTAAATGGAACTTGTCAAGTTAGTAACAGTGATGCTACAACGGCTAAAGTAGAATTTACTTCAGCAAATGGTGATCCTATTGATTTAGATTTAATTGATAATTTAGATGATTATACATATGGAATTACAGTAAACCCAGCAAGTGATAATATTTCTATCACAGGTAACAACATAACATTCACAGATGCAGTTGCATCATTTCGTCATGGACTATCTTCGGCTCCTACAAGTAGTACAGTATTTGAACTTTACTATAACAAAGAAGTTGGATTTCATGCAGAAGCATTCCCAAATCCGGTACAGTCTCAAAGTTTAACAAAAGCAACAGCAGATTCTGCAGGACCTAAAGAATCAGGGATTGAATTTATTTGTGCTAACAAAGATAAAATTACTATTGATTACAGTTTAAAAACAACATCAGCATCAAGACACGGTCAGTTAACTATTCTAGTTGATGACAATGCAGGTGTTCCTACAACAAGTTCAATAAAAGATGAATATGATATAAGCAATGGTGCAATGCCATTAGTCTTTAGCCTTTCAAGCAACGGCGTAGACAAATTCAGTCTTATGTTTGATACCACAGACCTTGATACCGTACATACTTTTAAATACGTTCAAAAATCATTTTAATTAGTTATGGATGAAGTTTGGCAGTTGCCTCCTAAACAAAGAATTCAAAGGTGGCGAAAATTAAGGAAACGGATAAATGAATATTCCAATCTTCTAGAACAATTACAAGTTGTTTTAGATTTTTGGAAAACTACACCAATAGGTACCAGAGCCATTGACCCATTTGATGAGTCAACCTGGAGTACACCTTGGGAAATGTTACATCAAAATGATTATGATGAAAATGTTGTATCCTTGGGTATGGCATACACGTTACACTATAGTAATATTAGTTGTAGATTGTTGCTGGTACATAATGTGGAAAAAAGCGATATAAAGTTGATAGTTTTAGTTGACAACAAGTACGTTTTAAACTATAATTATAACAATATAGACACCACTGACATCGTAGAAAAAGAACTTGAAGTTTTAAAAGATATAGATGTTGGTACATTAAGCAAATAGTTATCTATAGCTACAGCCAATGTAAATACAAGACTATTTGAGATTTAGGACAATGATGACAGCAACAAAAACAACAATCAAAAAAAGAGACGGTACTACAGAAGAACTCGACCTTGAGAAAATGCACAAGGTTGTTTTTTATGCCTGCGAAGATATTACAGGTGTAAGTGCCAGTGAAGTAGAAATTAAAAGTCACTTACAATTTTATGACGGAATTGAAAGTGCAGATATTCAAGAAACATTAATTAAAGCGGCGGCTGACCTTATTAGTGAAGAAACACCAAATTATCAATGGGTAGCTGGTAGACTTATTAACTATCACCTACGTAAACAAGTTTATGATAATTTTGAACCACCACATTTACGAGATATAGCTCGTAAGAATGTTGATCTTGGTTTGTATGATCCAGAATTTTTTTCCGTTTATAGCGATGAAGAAATTGATCAAATGCAAGAATTTATCAAACATGAACGTGATGAAGATATGACATATGCGGCCATGGAACAATTCCGTGGAAAGTATCTAGTACAAAATAGAGCAACAGGTGAAATATTTGAAACACCACAAGTATGTTATATGATGATTGCGGCTACATTGTTTAGTCAGTATCCTAAAGAAGAAAGAATGAAGTGGGTTAAAGATTACTATGATGCAATTAGTCAATTTGATATTAGTCTACCTACGCCAGTTATGGCAGGTGTACGTACACCACAAAGACAATTTTCGTCTTGTGTTTTAGTAGAAACTGATGATGATTTAGATAGTATTAATGCTACAAGTAGTGCTATTGTGAAATACGTTTCACAGAAAGCAGGTATTGGTATTGGCGCTGGTTCTATTCGTGCCATCGGCTCAAAGATTAGAAATGGTGATGCAACACATACAGGTGTTATTCCTTTTTATAAACTATTTCAAAGTTCAGTTAAGTCATGTTCACAAGGTGGTGTTCGTGGTGGAGCGGCAACATTATATTATCCAATTTGGCATTTAGAAGTAGAAGATTTATTAGTACTAAAGAATAATAAAGGTACAGAAGACAATCGTGTAAGACACATGGACTATGGCGTACAGTTTAATAAACTAATGTATGAACGTCTACTATCAAATGGAAATATTACTCTTTTCTCACCTGCAGATGTTCCAGGTTTATATGATGCATTTTTTGAAGATCAAGATAAGTTTAAAGAATTGTATGAGAAAGCAGAAAAGAAAAACGGAATTAGAAAAAAAGTTATTAAAGCATCTGAATTGTTTGGAATGTTTATGGAAGAACGTAAAAACACAGGCAGAGTTTATTTAATGAATGTAGATCATGCTAATTCGCATGGATCATTTAAACCAGAAGTAGCACCTATCAAACAAAGTAATTTATGTTGTGAAATTAATTTACCTACTAAACCTTTGTATAGTGTTAGAGATAAAGAAGGTGAAATTAGTTTATGTACGTTAAGTGCAATCAATTGGGGAAATATCAGTGAACCTAGTAAGTTTAAGAAAGTATGTAGACTAGCAGTACGTGGTCTTGATGCATTATTAGACTATCAATCTTATCCTGTACTAGCGGCAGAATTAAGCACAATGAAACGTAGACCTTTGGGTATTGGAATTATTAACTTTGCTTATTGGTTAGCTAAAAATGATTTAACATATCAGAATATTGGTAAACGTGGCCTTGCTAAAGTAGATGAATGGGCAGAGGCTTGGAGTTATTATCTAATTGAAGCTAGTGTAGAACTTGCAGAAGAATACGGACCAATAACTGGCACAGGTGAAACAAAATACGGAGATGGTATCACACCTAATATGACATACAAAAAAGAAGTAGATGAACTAGTAGCTCACAAAGAACGTTTACCTTGGGACGAGCTACGTGAAAGATTAAGAAACAGTGGTATACGTAATAGTACATTGATGGCACTAATGCCTGCTGAAACATCAGCACAAATAAGCAATAGTACTAACGGTATTGAGCCTCCACGTGCCTTTGTAAGTGTCAAGCAATCAAAACATGGTGTTTTGAAACAGGTTGTACCAGGTTATGCACGTCTAAAGAATAAATATGATCTGTTATGGCAACAAAAGAGTCCAGAAGGTTATTTAAAGATTATGGCTGTTTTACAGAAGTATATTGATCAAGGTATATCGGTAAATACAAGTTATAACCCAGAGTTTTTTCCAGATGAAAAAATTCCAATGAGTGTAATGCTACAACATCTTGTAATGTTTTACAAGTATGGTGGCAAACAGTTGTATTATTTTAATACATATGACGGTCAAGGTGAGATTGCATTTGAAAGCAAACCACTTAAAAACCGTGAAGACTTTGAGTCAGACGAACAGTACGACGACTATTGTGAGAGTTGCGTAATATAGGAAGAGAGATAAATGGGCGTTATTAATGTAAAGAATGAAAAGTATCATACAGAAGCAAATGCTTTCTTAGATGGCGATTTAGGATTTCAAAGATACGATACTTTAAAATATAAACAATTTGATAAACTAACTGATAAACAGTTAGGTTTTTTCTGGAGACCAGAAGAAGTTGATGTAAGTAAAGATGCTAAAGACTTTAAGGATCTTACTGAGCATGAACAACATATCTTTACGAGTAATTTAAAACGTCAAATCCTATTGGATAGTGTTCAAGGTAGAGCACCTAATGAGGCTTTTAGTCCTATTGTAAGTTTACCAGAATTAGAAAACTGGATTATTACTTGGACATTCTCTGAAACTATTCACAGTAAGAGTTATACACATATTATTAGAAATGTATATGCTGATCCTACAAAGATTTTTGATCAATTAACAGACAGTCAAGAAATTTTAGATTGTGCAGATGATATTTCTAGATACTATGATGATCTAATTGAACTTACTAGTTATTACAATTTATTAGGATTAGGAAAACATACAGTTAATGGTAAAACAGTAAATGTTGATATGTATGATTTAAAAAAGAAATTATGGTTAACATTGAATAGTGTTAACATTTTAGAAGGAATTAGATTTTATGTTTCCTTCGCTTGTAGTTGGGCGTTTGCCGAACTTAAGAAAATGGAAGGCAATGCAAAAATTATTAAGTTTATTGCACGTGATGAAAATGTTCACCTTGCAAGTACGCAATATGCATTAACAAAAGTATTACCAAAAGAAGACCCAGACTTTGAAAAGATTAGAGAAGAATGCAAAGATGAAGTTACAAAAATGTTTGTAGATGCAGTTAATCAAGAAAAAGCATGGGCAGACTATTTGTTCAAAGATGGATCAATGATCGGTCTTAATGCAAAACTATTACAAGATTACATTGAGTGGATTTGTTGTAAACGTATGACAGCATTGGGTATGAAGTGTCCATATAGCCCAGGCCAAGCAAATCCTCTACCATGGACACAAAAATGGATTGCAGGAGCAGAAGTCCAAGTAGCACCACAAGAAACAGAAATTAGTAGTTATGTTATTGGTGGTGTTAAAAAAGATGTATCTGAAGATACATTTGAAGGAATGAGTTTATAATGATTGAGATATGGGGTAAACCACAATGTGGTTATTGCGATGCCGCAAAAAAATTATGCGAATCAAGAAAATTTGAATTCGTCTACAAACAGTTAGGCGTAGATTTTAATAGGGAACAAGTTTTTGAAAACTTTCCTGAAGCTAGAACATTTCCACAAATTAAAATACATGGTAAAATTGTAGGTGGATATGATCAGTTTCTAAAATACATCGAAGACACTGGTTACACAGGAACTGGTGATTCAATAGGTTAATATATGTTAATTGAAACACAATACAAAGTAGGTGATGTAGTAAGTATAAAACTTTCGTCTGGTGAAGAAATGATTGCAAGATTAGATGCAGAAAATGATGAATTTTATACTTTAGCAAAGCCTTACATTCTCGTTGCCGCTCAAAACGGTATGGCCCTAGCGCCTTATATGTTTACGATTAGTCCAGATACTAAGATCAAATTAAAGATAAATAGTATTATATGCATAGTTAAATCAGCGAAAGATGCAAGTGATATGTATATAAAACAAAGTACAGGATTAACCGTAGCAAATGCAACCAGTTCATAGACACGGAGATAAACGTTCATGCGGTGCAACCACAGAAGCACAAGGGCATAGCAACGTTCATGTGAATAATCAACCTATCAGTGTTGATAGAGATCCAAACAGTCATGGCGGCGGTGCTCTTAATGCACAATGCAAAAATGTGTTTGTAGGCAACAAATTAGTTGTTGTTGTTCCAAATAATTCAGATGCAGATAGACTATGTCCATTACCTGGGCATTGTAATCCAAAATCAGATGCTGGTAGTCCTGACGTTTATATAGGACAATAACATGATTAAGAATTTAAAAGATCTAGTCATAGTAGCTCTAACTATAGGGGTACTTACATTGCTAGGTGTTATTATAATTGGCGACTATTATGTTGCCTTACAAGAAAATAGACCAGTAGATGAATCAGTAATCACTTTAATGAAAATGTCATTAACAGGAATGATTGGAATTATTGCAGGTTACATAGGATCAAAATAAAATGAGTGTAGGTGATTTTAAAGACGGCTTAGAAGATTTTAATGATTACATTAACGGTACCAAAGTTGAT